TTGCCCGACTGCTAATGTTTCGTTAGCCAAGATTCCCGTCCATGCCTCCGTATATCCTGATGTTGTGCGAATACCCTTTGCTGAATTATAAGCCTCAAAGCCTGTTGGTAAAGTAGGGAAGGTCAGGAAGGTTGCGCTGCCCGCAATGCTATTGGTAACGGCTGCATTAGTGAATGACACAAGCTCATTAGCTGCTGCATCAACCGTTGCTCCTGTTGCTGAATTATAAGACCTATCAATAGTCTCACCGTTGGCTGCACTCGTAGCCATTGTGAACGTCCAAGTAGTACCCGAACCCGCCACAGATGATACGGCCCAGTTAGATGTATTTCTCCTGAATGACCAGCCCGCAGTCGTTACGGTAACTGATTCGCTGAACACCACCACAACCGTATTAGCTGCACCATTTGGGACAGTAGCACTCACCACCGTAGGGGCGGTTACATCACCACCACCACCGCCGGACCAGCCTGAGAGTGCTTGAAAATTGGCCAGCGTGATATAGCTCAACTCACCCGTTGTGCCATCAAAAAAAGGTATCCGTGATGCGGCCCCGGGTGTGCCGGCCGCTACTGATGGATCATTGAATTTTTTTCCCATGTTATAAAAAATCTATTGAACTAAAATCTGATTTTAAGAAATCACCGCCTCCACATTCACCGTCTACCATATCAATGTCATCACTATCTGAGAAGGCAATGCCATCACTATCAACAAACACACAATCATCTCCAATCTCTGCCTCCGTGATACCCGCCACACTGGCCACTATTGGCGCGAATGATAACTGCTCACTCGAAAACGAAAGGACCATACCCCTGCGATCACTGCCCGTACTGCCGAGCCCACTCTCAATCTTTATTAACCGGCCTCCGTACAACTCCCCCATTAACCAGTACACACCCACCCTATCTTGTATAATTAGCAGAAGCGGCAGCTTTGCCATGCGCGATATTTCGGCGCGCATGACCGAGGTCAGGCTATTAACCGCGAATGATGCCGTCTGGCTATTGACGATCTGCCCATTTTCTTTGACCTCATGGCTTTCAGTGAATGATGCCGCGCGCACCTGGTACCTGTAAAACTTCTTGCCGGACTTCATGGTGATGCTGGCCACGATATTGCCACTCCTGACAATAGTTTGCACGTCATCATAACCGGCAATGAAAATTTGCCTGATGCCTGCCGTAGCGGCACAGCCTATATTATAACCTGTCGTTAAGGCGCAACTCATGGGATCGCACACGTGTTTAAAGGTGAGTCAAATGTTACGCTGACGTTCATCGTCCAGCCTACCAGCACGTCCTGAAAGCGGTCTGAGAACGGTTCCAGATCAATGCCGGTATCCACTGTGAAATCATTGGCATATTCGTCTTTGAGAGCCGCCAGTAGGTCGTGCGCAATCTGCAGGGTATCTGACCAAATATCTTGGTGGTTATCACCCGATGCCCAATCCATGACGGATATAGTCAGGCCAATGACGGTCTGGCTTTCCCGGTCACCGTCAAACCTGGCTGATGACAGCGTGCATAGTACCGAGGTATGGCGTACCGTCTCATTTTGGCTTAGAAAATCTGAAGGATCGCCAAAAAAGTAATAGTTCACCATGTTGTGGCTTTCCGCTATCAGCTTTACCCGGTCCAGTACTTTGTTTAGTGTCATCTAATTTCTTTACGTACTTCAGTAATTTTTTCTGGTTCTTTTTAGAACTCATCTTTTTCGTTTAATCTTCATTGTCGTACAAAAAGCCATTGCCCTGATATCTCTCCGGAATGGTAAGCATAGGCGGGTTAGGCACGTTGAGCGGAATTGAGCAAGAGTACCCCAGTCGCTTTGGCCTGATCACGTCAAGACCCGGCCCATAATTTGTGTATTCCGGGAACAGTAAAAACTTTTCTTTTAGGTACTGGATAGCCCGCTGCTCATAGTACTCACCTTTCTTTTTGTAGTACGGGATGATGTCCACCAGATCGGCCATTGAGGCAGTCTGTGTGTTCTCAGCGGTACCCGTTAGCACGGCCTTGTTCGTCACCCGGTAGGATATAGCCATTGGTATCTCGCTCATCACGAACCATAGCAACATATCGGTGATATACCTGTCTACCAATATCTTGTAATTACCGGCCAGCGCATTGGCATTGATGTCGGACAATATCTTTTCGTAAAGGGTCGTTCCCATGACGGACTCGACATAGACATCCTGGCACCACTTGATCGTGTTGACGATAAGCTTTGAATCCACGTTAGGGTCTATGTTGGCCCGCTCGCGCAGCTTGATCTCGGACAACAATAAAATATTTTGGCTCATTTCGCTCTAATTGTAATGTGACTCATCCACTGATGCCGGCATTCATCTTCATTCTTTCCGGTGTTCGGATTATGGTACCACCCGCCCTTATGTGTCCATACGTCGTACCCCGTCATCTGTGAGATCTTCTCGATATCTCGCCTTGAATACAGCCTGTTCTTTTCCATAAGTAGCTTGCAGAAAGGCCTTGATCCGCCCTTAGCCGGCGGCACATCCGGGCGCACCTCATAGCTATACTTGATACCGATCTCCTTCTTATTGCCTCCGGTGGGTATGCCCTTGACAGGCTCGCGGCTTACTACCTCTTCATCACCGAGACCTGTCGGCTCAACCTTTACGGTGATATAATTCCTTTTTTCAAGGCTTTTCATTACCGCCTCCACCTTATCTACCGACAACTTGCTGCGCTGCGCAATAATATCAGGGGTAACCTTCGGATCTTTACGCAGGTAGGAAATAATCAACTCCTCGGTGGCCGTCAGCACCTCAATGTCTGTCTGGAAAGCTTCGATCTCAAACTCCATAGCCTCGTAACGTGAGCGCACCGGCTTTGAGCTCACGATGATATAATCCTCTTTTAGTTCTCCGATCAGCCCTACAAAGTCCTCCTCCGATAACTGCACGGCTGCGGGCTGCTGCGGTTCTGCAGGCTGCGGTGCCACTGGTGGCAGCATGGCAATACTCCGCAGCTCGTCATCACTCATGCTGGCTACTATCCTGTCCGCAATGGCGGGGTTCATAACCTTGATCGCGTCAATTTTATTCAGCAGATCAACGTCCATATCATCCGGGTAATCAGATACGTCCAATTGATCGCGGATCTCCTTAAACGTCATATTTTTTGCCGCGATACCCTCGCCGAATTGGAACTCCATAGGCTCCGTTGGCACGATCTCCAACTCCTCACCAAGTAATACCGAGAATACCCGCTCCACCTCCTGCTGGCGTGCCGTTATGTACGTATTTTGAAAAATCTCAAATGCTTCGCGCATCTCATTGCGCCCGCCCAGCTGCCCCTCTACCCTTATCCCGAATAACATGGGAGAGGTGATCTGGTGAGCTACAAATATGTTCTGGCTGATTAGGTTATCGATAATCGTAAAGTCCTCTTTTGTCAGATCGCTGGCACCGAGATCGTCAATGATGGGCTTCTTATCCGCGCCCGTTACAAATGATATGATGAACTTCTGCCCGTCACTGCCCGTGAATTTCTCCCTGAATTTCTTCTCAATGATCCGCTTCTGCTCCTCACTTGGCTCGCCATTGGGCAGCGTGATCATCTTGCTCGGCGTGAATCCGCACTGCGCATTACCCAGCGTATGCCTCGATACCTCAATGTCAGCCTCTATGTAATTGGTGGCTGCCAGATATGGCGGCACGGTGTACGTGTCGATGCCAGGGGAGTATTGCTTAAAATAAATAACACTCTTAGGCTGATTCTTTTTAGGATCAAAGGCAGGAACCGGTACCGGCTTTGTCTTATTGTACTGAAATTTGCCGTCCTTCTGGAAATAGAACGTGGTGTTATCTGCATTGCTCCGGTACTTCCGGTAGTCAATGTGATGCAACTCGCTACCGCCGCCCTTTGTAGCGATGCGCTCGAGATAGAAGCCTCCGTGCAGCTCCATATCCATGATGCACTTCTTGGACACATCTTTCAGTGTCTCCCCGAATGAATTCACCACCGGGTTGAACTCGCTATCCGCTTTTTTCCATCCCTCACCACAGATATAATTCACCTTGCTGCGCACAATGGCAGCGTGCTTTGCGCTCTTTTTAAAGAGATCGATCACATAATCCGGGTATGTATCTCTGATGCCATAAGACATCCAGTCTTTATTGCGGAACTGCTGGAATTCCGGCTGCATGCTCTCAGCCATGCGCAGCACGATCATGGAGCTGCTCTCCCCCGTTTGTATGAAATCACCCATTGTAAACTTTGTATTGATTATTCACCCCCGCATATTGCGACGTGGTGTATTGTTGCGCAGCAATTAGCTGCATATATCCGCGCTCTATCTCGGTGGCCAGTAGCGGGTCGGTATTGCTGGCAGATGCCTGCTGATAGACCGTGTAATCCCAAAATCCCAGCTCGCTATTTTCGAATTCAGAAATCTCGAACTTATCATACCGATCCGGGTAAAGCGATGTGTTGGCGGGCAGCACAAATGCCACACTCTCATTCGTTCCTCGATGCTTGGCGATAAACAAATAATTTGGAGACGAGATCGTCGTGCGCTCGGTGAGCGTGAGGTAAATATTCGTTGCCGTGCTTTTGTTAATGGTCACCACAAAACTAAATAGCAGATTACCGCAATCGGCTGAAAACAAAAACCCCGACCTTACAGGGCCGGGGAAAACTCAAACTAATATGTCAAATCAAAACTACCCTGGTGTTGTGAGTGCTGCTGCTGCTGCAGTTCCGATGAACGGTGCCAGCTCAGGCTCCTCTGCGCTGAAAGTGAGTGAGTGGCCGCTCCTGTCTGTGCCTGCCTTACCGGGTCCGCTCTCACCGGCAGTGAGATCAGCACCTAATTGCTCGCCCATCAGCTGGAAAAGTCCGTTCCTATTCTTAATTGCAATCCAAAGATTATTTTTAGCCAGCAAAAGAATTTCATTCCTTGTAGATACATCGAGGCGGTTAAGGATAATAGATAATTCTTGCTTAACAGTCACCGTTCCGTTATCTGCATTTCCCTCAATGTTTTCTTTGAATTCGGCGGTGTTCCTTTGCAGCTCGTACTTATAAAACCTCTTTCCAGAGGCTTTGGTGATCGCGGTGACATTTCCAGAGGCTTTCACGTATGAAGTGACATTACCCCTCTCGATGAAGTACACCTCCAAAAGACCGCCGATGCCGTCTTTGCAGCCCGATAATGTAAAGCCTTGTGTTAAATTACACATCAATTATTATTTTAAAAGGGGGAGTTGCCCCCCCCGTTAAGTTATCGTGCGAAGAAAGTAACCAGGTGCTGAGGGAATGCGAAGTTCACCGCATATTTCCACTCGGCCATGAACCTTATGTGATCAGCCTCTTTGGCAAAGAACAAATCCACTTTGTCTTCTTCGTTCATCATATCCACACCCAGCACCATGTTGCCTGCATAGGTAGTGATCAGCGTATCCGTTCCGTTCAGACCAGGTACTGCTTTCAGCTTCACGGTCGTGTTAGGAATATACACCTCACCAACGGCAAGACCATCACGGTAGGCTGCATCGAAGTAGTTCTGGTTTTTCAGTGCTACAGCGTACTGCCTGAAGAAATCCCAACCGCAGAAAGTATAGAGATCATCTCTGTCGATGATGTCCACCGGAATGGCTCTGTATGAGCTGTCCACCACGTTGATGATCGCTGATGCAGGAAGTGCTGCAAGGCCGGTTGTTACCGCTGTGCCGTAGAAGGCTGTCGCGTTGGCGTTCACTACTGTCGCAGATGCTGAACGTGCTGCCTTCAGAAATCCATCGAACTTGTTCAAGTTGATGTTAGAAGATGCAGTGTCAGACTGCCAGATGGCTGTCTCAAGCTGCGCATTGATACGGGCCAGTTTCTTACCTACATAGTCTTCTGCAAAGTCAACCTCAGTGTACTGAGATCCATTACGCAAAAACTTCTGCGTGTACTTTGTCTCGAGGTCTTTTGGGCAAATAGCCTCATGAACCTTGATCTTGCCCGGAACCAGATCACGATTGGTGAAAGTGGTAGTACCGGAAGGAGAAAAACCGCAGGTACCGCCGGTCAGAAAAACTGCGTCGGTATCCATGATGTTAATCTTTTCAGCGGACTTCACACCCATCTGAACAATACCTTTCTCGTCGATCAGGGCTGCCGTTACTGGCTTAAAAACAAGGGAGGTCAGGAATACACCCTCTTTTTCCCTTACATAATTCGTTAGTGCGCTTACATCAAATGCCATCTCTATGCTTTTTTATTTAATTCACGATATTGTTTAACTGCCTCGGCTGTCTTGGCAATACGATCTGATCTGGTCTCTGCTATCTCTGCAAGAAGGGTTTTAGGCTTCTCGCTGGGCTCTTCTGCCGGGGTCTCAGCAACTTGGCTGAGGATCTCGGCTATTTTAGCATGGCCAGCTTTGTTCTTTTCTTCTATTTCAAGAAGTTTAGTGTTGAAATCACTCTTTAAGGCTTCCAGCTTATCGAATAAATCAGCCACCAATGAGGCTTTGAGGGTCTCGAACTTATCCTCTACGGGTTCCTCACTCTCTTGTTCAGCCACCACTTCAGGCACTTCAACAACTTCTTCCACAACCACCTCAGGCTCTTTGTCACTGAGTAGTTCTTTAATTTTTTGAATTGCATCTTTCAATTCCATACGACTAAATAGTTTTTAAAAATTATCGGGCAATTTGCTCTATGATATCCTTGATTTTAGCCACCAGTTCCTCGTCGGCACTCATCTTTTCCGGCTTCATATCGAACACACCCTCGATGCTCATGCCTGAGAACTCGCCATTCTTTACGCGGTCCCATACCGCCGGGTCAAATACTTTCATGGATACGAACCAGCTGCCGTCATTGGCCTCCTCAAAGCCCTTCATTGGCATGATGCCCCGGCTCTTATCGCTGATGAATGACTCGAACACCACTGCCCCGCCGCTCTGGGCTTGATCGTGAAAGAGGTTAATGTTGTTCTGGTATCCTTTGCGGAAAAATTTCTGCACCATCGACATGATGGTAGGGGGTGTAAACACCACGTAGTACTCACCGAACTGAGCGTTTGACCGGTAGATAGGCACGTCTGCAAGCATGGCCGGACCAGATATGATCTGCCTGTCTGCCTGTATGGCAAAGTGCTCAGCGTTAAACTTTAGAAAATTCTTTTTGATAGCAGGATTGGGAACAAGGCTTACAAAGTCCATTTGTAAGTCACTATCCATCTCGTCATCCATCACTATCTGGTATATCGGCAAAGGCTTCATACCAATAGATAGCAGTATGGACATGGTAGGGCAACTACCCTCCCAGCACACTGGCCCGCTCGATCCTGCGGTTCCGGGTATCCTGGTCGCGGATATCACGGTCCACCACGTATGCCCGGACTGTTGCCCTGTTGCCCAATTGGTTGAGAGAGCCGCTGTCAAGCTGCACTGACTGCGCCTGTGTGAAAGACGAGGGCATTGGCGCGCCCGCATTGCCCTGAATAGATGGGGTGGATGCGCCGCCCGATGCCTGCTGTGGTACTTTCACGGCCAGTATCGCCTTTACCCGGGCGAGGCCAGAGATGACCGCTGCGCCTGCTGCGAGTGCCGCACGAATGGGGGATGAAGGATCGCCGGGTATAAGCTGCGAGGCATAGGCTTTTTGGGCTGACAAATATGTATCAATGGTAGTGGTGGCAATGGCCAGACCCTTACCGACGGCTGTATTCCTGCCCACCAGATCAGCAGCCGCATTACTGACCGCTGCAATGGTATCGGCCAGTGCTATCTTGCCATCGGCTTCAATCCTGGCAAGCTCTGCCCGGGTTTTGCTGCCTGCTTCCTCAGCCGCCGTGCGCTGCTGCTGGGTAGTGATTGTTGCCTTTACAGTTCTGTCGGCATCATCCAATCTTTTTTGAAAAAGCTCGTCGCGCTGCTGGTCGAGCTTCTCGCTCATATCATTATCCAGATAACCCGCCTTGAAAAGCGCATCCCGTTTGGCCTGCTCGAGCTTCTCCATCTCCTCCTCTTTCTTTGCATCAGCCGCAGCCTTTTCCCTTCTCTTTCTTGCATCATCCTCGGCCTGCTTTGCCGCCCCCGCCTCGAATACCCGCTTCTGCTGCAAAACCTCGGCATATTTCTCGGCATCGTCCTTATAGAGCTGCAATTTTTCGTTCAATATCTGCCGCTCGAGTGCTATTGTACTCCTGCCCCGTGCCCGCAATACCTCAAGCTCTCTCTCCTGCGAGGCAATCAGATCGGCAAGCCGCTCCTGCTGCGCGTTATTGGCCTGTCTGGTGATCTCGTCCTGCTTACCCTTATGATAATTGGCAGCAACATCCACCCCGCTTTTTAGGGTCTCTAATGCGCCCGCAAAATCACCCTTGATGGCCTGCCCAATGGCTTTAAATGGTGCTACCAGAAAGTTTTTGGCAGCATTACCCACTCCCCTGATGACCTGCATCAACTCATTGAGCAAGCCGCGCATATTTCCCAAAGCGGGAAACGTATCCAGCACCGATTTCTTGACCTTATCGAAATTGGCCGCCAGCACACCCACCGCCAGCAGTAGCGCACCGATACCCGTCAACCCGATAGCCGTGCGAAGTGCCGTGAAAGCACCTATTGCACTTGTCTTGATGACATTTGTCAAGACAATGAAGCTATCCTTCATCTCCAATACTGAGTTGATCCCCTGACTAAGAGCTAAAGCAGACTGAACCTTTAGAAGTTGCTCCTCCAGCTCCTCGCTCTTAGCTCCGGTCAGGCCAATGGCACCCTGCAATGCCGCAAAGCCACCTGCCACACCTGATATCACACCGCTCAGCGCGGCAAATTTCCGATCAGGGTTAAAGGCATCCGTTAATGCCTTCGCATCGCCAATGGTGTCCTTTAAATTAGCCACCTGCCGAGCCGCTGCCGCTGCCTCTTTAGATCCTACGCCAAACTTCTCAACGATTAGCTGCAGATTATTATTAGCCTCTCTTAGTTGAGCGCGAAGTGGAGTAAACTGATCACCCAGCAGTTTTACCTTTTGCGCTGCCTCAACGGCCTCCGGGCTTAGCTCGCCAAATTTCTTGACGGCATCGTCCATATCTTTTTTAGCCGCAAGGATCTCATCTCGGAATGACTTCACCGATTGCGTTGCATTGCCCGTTACCTTTATTTCTAAGCCGACTGTTTCTTTTGCCATTACAGATTTATTACGTTCGTTAACTCGCACTCGGTCATCTCTTTGCCGAGCGTATTATAATCAACCACCTTGTTAAGCCGCCATAACTGGCCGCCGATCCATTTCAGCTTTGAAAAATCAAGCTGCTGGATGTCTATTGATGTTAGATTGAAAAAAGCCTTTAGTATCTTGCTGTCCTTGAATGTGATCTCCGCGATATATCCGCTCCAATACTCATTGAATAACCCCCTTGTCGGATATCCGCCCGGCGTGGTGAAAAATACCTCGTTAGGTGCGCCCCAGTTCAGGTCTAATGTTGCTGCAGCAGGGTCATTGAGATGCCCCGCATATCCATACGTGCCATAACCGCTGATCACCGTTGTGGCACCATTTTTTAAGTTGATGGGATTGGTTACCGGCGAAGGTTTGGCGTATAATATCCGGATATTGCTACCGATCTTTTCCTTGATGTTATTATTCACTTTGAAAATAGCGGGTGCAATCACATTATTACCTGATACCGATACCATCACCGTGGGTGAAAAGATCACCTCATTGGTGGCCTTGTCATTGGCGAACTCTAAACCCGTATCATAGGTGCGAGATCCGTAGGAAACGCCATATTTTTTCTTATACAACTCATTGTAATAGTCGGCATCATCCTTATACTTGAATTCATAACTCCGGGAGTTGAGCTCACCAAGTGGCTTTACCTTCACGACCTGCAAATAGTCTAATTTGCCCGTCCAATCGTCATAATTACCCGCCAAATCATAAAAATCTTTTTGCGGCACAATATTGAGCTGCTTGTCGATATCCTTATCCTCCGATATAAACAGGTTGAACATTTTTATCAGCGAGGTTAGAAAGTCGATCTGTTTCACCCCCTTCGGTATCTGGCCATTCATCACCACATTATCACCGTAGAGCATATTCACCTTTAAAAAACCAGAAGACCCCGCCTTTAACTGAGATGCAATCTGGAACACACCCGTCAAGCCCGGGAAATCAGTGAATGTAACCCGCAATGAAAGCGTGTTGCTGGTCGATAAGCTCACCAATGACTGCACCTCGAGAATAGTGTCGACACTACCACTGGCAGGGATTGCTACCGTTTGAAATACACCGGTGTCCGCTCCATTTTTGAACAGCGTTAGCGTTATACTGATGCTTGTCGGGCTGGCATTGGTGGCCTGTATCCGCGCATTGCCGTACACCAGCACGTTGATTGTCTGTGCCCGCGCATA